GCTACATCTATGAGGTCTTCTATAAACTTACCCTGATCTGTCGCTGCATCTTTTATGGCGAGAGAGACATCATTATAAACTTTAGCTATTTTTTGGAATCCGCCAGGCAGTTTGTTAAGGACACTGCCCAAATCAACTATAACTTGTTTTGTTTCGTTAATTGATAGATTTAAATCAAGCAGTGCCTTTCCCACATCCTCAGCTTTAATAGATAAATTTAGCATAGTATTTCCCAGAATATCACTAATGTCAGTTAAGATATTCTTTTTACCATATTCTGCTGTGATCTTATTAACATTGATTGTATTGGGTGCTATATGTTCGTAGGGCGGGGGCGGGATGGTAGTTGCCAAACGTTCTGCCGTTTTCCACGCCTCTGCTGCCTCTTCAGCTGCCTTAAGAAAATCACCAAACCCATATTTAGGATATTCAATTGGTTTAGACGGAGTAATTGGTTTAGGAGGAAGTTTAGACACAGCAGGTGGTTTAGGTGTTACAAAATTTCTTTTCTCTGGTGCAAATAAACTATGCCACCATTTTTTAAGGTTTTCCCAAGTCTTCTTGAGGGCAGGATTATTCCATATCCATACAATTTCACCGTATGCCCTTTCGTTTGTATCGGTAACTTCTCCCAGCAACTTTCTCTTAAACCACGAGCTTATATTATTTAACATATCAGGAATAATAGAGTGACCGACAAGTCTATCACTCAACATTATAAAGAGAAGTATCAGGCTAGCAACCCATTGCTCGGTATCTTTAAAAGTTTTCCCTTGAAAGTTTAAAAAATCCCCCTGTATTAAATTACCCATATTTCCAGTAACGTTGGCAGGTGGGAATAATAGGTTGTTCCAAGCAGCACCCATAAGAGGAGTTGCTGCAAGTGTAAGTGCCATTTTGCTAGTTGCCATTACAAGGTCGTCTTTCCTTTTTCCAAACATATTGGCTGGATTTATATTGGTCATTGCTATGTCGGCAGCTTTTTCTATTGAGTCTACGAAATCTTTACCGAAAATCTTAATCGCCTGTGCTTTAAATTTAGCACTGAAAGTGTCCCATCCCTTACCAGTAGCAAAATCTACGGAATTGAGAAGAGATTGCCAGAAAGGTTCTTTAACTTGTTCTTGCACTTGTTTAGCGGCAACGTTATGGGTAGTAAGGGTTAAGGGGACTTTCAAGGCATCTTTTAGCTCTAGTCCCTTCCTGGCTACAGGTATCGTGTTCATATCAACATTAACATTTTTTGAGAGATTAGAGGGAATTTTACCCAAAATCAAATCCTTTATAGATTCAAGTCCCTGTATTATTGGATTTACAAAAATTTTTAGGTCAACATTAACCTTTATTATATTGCTTATTAGGCTTTTAATAAAGGCTTGAACTTTAGCGTATTCATCCTGAATTTTCTTCTTAACTTCTTCTGCTTTTTCTCCCAGCTTAACTTCTCCGATAGATATTACAATGTCAACTGCAAAGTTCTCTACTTTGGCAATTTCTCCAGTTATCCAGTCTTTTGCAATTTTTATTTCATTCTCTACCCAGTCTAAGCTTGAAACTGTTACATTCCCTATTGCTATAACTACATCGGTAATAAATGATGATATATCTTGTATCTTTTCATTTATCCAGTTTTTCGCCTTCTTTATTTCTTCTTCTACTTTATTTAGAAAATTAACGACAGCATTTTTGACATCTATGGCTATATCAATTACAAAACTCTCTAATAGTTTAACTTCACCGTTGACCCACGCTATAGCATTATCTACAGTTTCAACTACCCACTCGTAACCTTTGACTATGGCGTTGATTATTTCTATTACAAGTTCAACTGTAAATTTCTCTAACAGTTTGACTTCACCCGTAACCCACGCTATGGCATTATCTACAGCTTTAACTACCCACTCATAGCCTTTGACAACAGCACTTACTATCTCTATCACTAAGTCCGTTACGAATTTTTCTAATAGTCTAACTTCACCAAGCACCCACTCTTTTGCGTTTTCTATAGCTTCAACTACCCACTCGTAGCCTTTGACTATAGCGCTTACTATTTCTATTACTAAATCTGTCACGAATTTTTCTAATAGCTTAACCTCACCCGTAACCCACGCTATGGCATTATCTACAGCTTTAACCACCCATTCGTAGCCTTTTACTATAGCATTTGCTATTTCTATTACTAAGCTTACTACGAACTTTTCTAATAGTTTAGCCTCACCCCTAACCCACGCTATAGCATTGTCCACAGCTTTAACCACCCATTCGTAGCCTTTAACAACAACACTTACTATCTCTATCACTAAATCTACTATAAAATACCATAAGGGAGCTAAGAGTTCACCTAGCGCTTTTGCCGCAGCAACAATCGCATTCCATATTGCTTCAAGACCTTGCAACCCGAGCCTTGCAAGTCCGACAACAATTTCAATAGCATATTGCCAAGGATTGGCAAAAAATTTGGCTATTTCTTCTTTAGCCTTTCCGATTGCTTCATCGATGTTAGGCAATTTTATGGCAGCTTTTAGGTTTATCGCAATGTCGTTTTCGAGGTTATTAATCTTACTTATAGCGTCAGATATACTATCCCTAATACTATCAGTAGAGATTTCGCCTAAAAGTTTAACCTTAACATTTTGAATAATTGACCCACCAGCTGGACCGATAGGTGGTATTTTAGGTGGGTTAATTTTGCCAAATGATATGCCACCAAGCCCTCCAAGAAATGTCCATAAGTCTTTCATCTTCTTCTTTATTCTGTCAAACGTATCGGTGAGACTACTCCAAGTCAGAGGGAGACTCTTAAAAACATTGACAAAAAAGGATTTTATATTTATTCCAATACTCCAAAGAACCTTTCCAAGATCCTGAACTCCTTTTCTAAATTCAGTATTCCTTTTATAAAGAAGGTATATTCCTCCAGCAAGGAGGGCAAACGCACCAACAACAAGCATCACAGGACCAATCATTCCAGTAAGACCTGCTCCAGCTGCAGTAGCACTAGCGGCAACACCACCTGCTGCAGCACCGCCTGCTGCAGCACCGCCTCCGCCAAAAAGCCCTATAATAGTAGCTAACATCCCTGCAAACTTGCTAATTATAATTAAAAGTGGACCTAGAGCAATCGCAAATGCAATGAAAACGTTGAACGCCTTCTTAAGACCTGACGGCATCGTTTCATATGCCTGAATTAATTTCGTTAGAATTCTAAGAGCTGGTTCTACAGCAGAATGGACAAAGTCAAGTAAGGCTGGACTTATTGTATCTCCAAACTTTTGAGCTAGAACTTCTACTTTTATTCTCAGTTGCTGAAGTGCAAAACCTTCCTTATTTACTCCTTCAGTGACCTTTTTAAATGCCTTATCAGTTTCACCAGTAACATTATACATAGCCTTTGTTTTTTGAACAAACACATCTGCTTGTCCACCAGTTAATGCAAGTGCGAGAGTAATTCCTTCTACCCTTCCAAGATAATCTTGCAAGTTGCCGCCACCCTCTTTAACTGCATTCATAACTGCATAAAGGGAATTCCTAAGACCCATACTCTTAATCATTTCTTCACCAGTAGAATATCCAAGACTTTGCATAAGCTTTAGCATTTGTGTAGATGGTGCCATAAACGATGCAAGTATCCCTCTTAATTGGGTTGCAACAAGACTAGCAGTACCAGTTACACCAGTTCCAGTTGCCATTACACCAAACAATTCTTCCAAACTCAGACCAAGCGAAGAGGCAAGCGGAGTTACTTCACCCATACTGCTAGCAAGTTCTGGAAAAGTAGTTTGACCTAATACTACTGTCTTAAACGAAAGGTCGGATATTTTCCTAAGCATAGCAGTGGAAGTGTCCCCATATCCTTTCGACACAGTAGAAAGAAGATTAATAGCGTCTGTGGTAGTAGAAATACCAGCGGTAGCAGCCTTAGCGGCTATCTCAAGTCTTTCCATAGAATCTCCAGTATCACCAAAAGCAGAAAGAACCTGATATAAGCCTCCAGCCATATCTTTTGTACTTTTACCCATTCGGACAGAAAGGTCTTGAACTTCTCTTTTAAATTCAAGCACACTTTCAGCTCCACCCTTAGTCATAGTCGCTACCTGAGCCATTGCACCGTTGAAATCATCTGCCATTTTAACTGCATACAAACCAGCAGCAGCAAGGGGGGCGGTAAGCATAGTAAGTTCATTACCAAGATCTCCAACCTTACTTGAAAAATCTTTAAGGTTATCGTGTGCAGTTTGTAAACCAGCCTTAAATTGACTTGTATCCAGAGTTAACTTTGCGAAAAGTTCACCAACATTAAACACTTACTTTCACCCCCCTCCTAAACTCGGTTTCGAAAGAGACCTTCTTTTATTAGCTCTCTCTTCTTCTTTTGCCTTTATTTCAAGATATTTCATCCATTCACTCAACTCATATGAGGAAATTCTCCCGAGCAATTCAGCTACAGTCATTCCCAGTTTTTCTGCTAACACAAAATAAAAGAATCGCTCGGGATTATCTTTTAGTTTTTTTCTATTGCCTCTTCAGCTTGCTTAGACAATCCAGAAATAGTCATAGCAATATTGACAACCTTATCTATCGCTGCAGAGGACTTTTTCATAATCAGATCCCTATCGGTTTCCTCAAAAATTCTTTCTTTTGTTTCGGGATCGTAGCAGGTAGCAATTAGGATGTCAGGGTATATTTTGGTAAAGTTGACATTTCCTCTAGAGTCTGTGCCGTTTTGCATAACTCTTGCTCTTTGCTCGCCATCAAGCCCTCTTACCAGTATTTTTACGCCCCACTCAGGGACATCAACTATTTGTTCCTGAATATCCTCTGCGTTTAGAATCTTTTCCCTAAGATTCATTTTACCTCCTTTGATAATCTCAAAATCAGTTTTTCTAGCCATAATAGACATTACCATCTACAGTGAAATCTAACGGTTCCTCTATTACGCCATCAGCGGCAGTTTTAATAGAGTCTTTTGTAAAATAACCATAAAATTGATATTTATTAGAGCTAGTCACCTGTAACTCAAACCCCATTAAACTGCTCATCAGTGACAAGAAAGAACCGTCATTCCAGAAGTGCGTTATACTTCCAGAAGAACCCATTCTAGTCACAACAAACGCCTTCCATTGTGAACCAAAAGTGGTAACCTCCTGTGTGTCATCGCTGATATCAAGAGACCATTCTTTACCGTCTCCAAGTTGTGATACAGGTATGTATTGTCCAGAAACGGTTATAACGTCGGTTGGCTGGTTTGCGGTAGTAAACACAACCTTGCCCCCAGGATACTGAACAGAAAAACCAGTTGTGATAACTGAGCCATTTTTCTTTACTGTCACAGGGGTTGACCTACTCCAAAATCGCTTCGTAGAATTTGTAATGGTATATGTCTTATTATCGCCAGCATTTGTCATTGCCTCGTCAGTAAAAGAGACGGGGGTTCCACTTGCAAGATAAACATTTGCGCCATATCCAGTAAAAACAGACATATTAAATCACCACCTTAAGTGGCACTATATGTTACTGCGCCAGTTCCTTGAAAGTCAAAAGTCACATCCATCACTCCGTCTACACTTGCTTTTGGAGTAATTTTTGTAATCAATGCTGTCCCACTATAGTTTTTGGTAGCATCCAGATAAAGTTTTAAGGATACCGTTGTGCCACCGAGAAGTGCATCCTGCATAGCCTTCTGTCCCTGAGTATCGGTGAGATCCCACCTACCACTACAAGAGCCAGACCACTCCTTAAGAGTTCCGACAAACTCTTTCCACTGATCACCAAAAGATGCCGTTTCTTGTGTATCCTGTCCTATGTCAAGA